CTCCGGGGGTTTATATTTGAAAATGCTTTTAAACCTGAGGTTGTAGATAGCATTAAGACGAGCTTACAAGGTCCAAAAACATTGTCGTCGATTCATGCGTTTATCTCCTTTCAAATAGTTATATTTACCTTGTAAGCTCCTTTTAGTGCTATCTAAAACTGCTGCAAAACATATACAAAACTGCAAGAAAGGAGGCGGTAAAGATGGCAAAAGTCAAAGCAAGTGGTACTAATAACAGCTCTACTAAAAAGCGAAGACCGGCTTTAACACCAGAAGCTAGGGAAAATCAGTTGATAGCTTTAGCCGTCGACTTGGTTGAGAAGCGATTGATCGAGGGTACTGCCTCGTCTCAAGAAACTACGCATTTTTTAAAGCTGGCTAGTAGCAAAGCTAGAATCGAAAAAGAAATTTTAGAGAGACAGAAAGATTTGATAACCGCTAGGACCGAGGCTCTTCAGTCTCAGAAGAGAGTTGAAGAACTTTATGCCGAAGCTATCAAAGCTATGCGAAAATATTCAGGCCAAGGTGATGATAATGAAAACGATGAATATTAAAACCTATTCAGAATTATCAAAGCTCACAACTTTTGAGGAACGATATCGATATTTACGTTTGGGAGGTCGTGTTGGTGAAGAGACATTTGGTTTCGATAGATGGATAAATCAAATGTTTTATAAAGATCCCGAATGGTTGAAAATTCGAGATGAAGTAATTATTAGAGATAATGGTTGTGACTTAGGGATTGAAGGAAGAGAGATTTATTCTAGAATAATAGTTCATCATATGAATCCGATAACTAAGGCTGATATTTTGGATAGAAGCGAATTTCTTTTAAATCCGGAGTATTTAATATGCACCGTTAAAAATACTCATGATGCAATTCATTACGGTGACGAAAATTTATTAATCACGCTACCGATGGAACGAAATGTAAATGACACTTGTCCTTGGCGGCGATAATAAAAGGAGAAAATAAAAATGTCTAAGAAGGATTATACAAAGTTTACAAAGACCAATGATGAACATGGTAAGGTTCAGCAGACTCCGACGAATTATATTTCTGAAGATTCTAACGATATTGGTATTAGTGATGAAATCCACGAGGATGTAATGACTATCGAACCTGAAGTTGCTAGGGAAGAAGCGCCTAAGCTTAAGAAGATGAAGATTGGTATTGTTGTTAATTGCGAAAGACTTAACGTACGTAGAGATCCTCGAAGAGATGCTCTTATCGTATGTACAATAAACAAGAATACCGAAGTTATGATCGATGAAAGTGGAAGCACTCGATACTTCTATAAGATCTGTACTGCTTCTGGTATTGAAGGATTCTGTGTAAGGGATTACATTGCTATAACAGAGTAAAGGAGGATCGATATGGACAGCATACTGACATCGATAAAGAAGATGCTCGGGATCGCTGAAGAATACACTCATTTCGATCCTGACATAGTGATGCACATTAATTCTGCATTCATGGTATTAACACAGCTCGGAGTTGGTCCTCCCGAAGGTTTCAGAATTAATGATGATTCTTCGGTTTGGAGTGACTTCATTCCTGAAGATGATAAGCGCTTCGAAGCTGTTCCAACGTATGTGTATCAAAAGGTTAAGCTAAATTTTGATCCTCCTTCTAGTTCCGCTGTAATAGACGCAATGAAGCGATCCATAGATGAATTTGAATGGCGTCTTAATGTAGCAGCTGAATCTACATAAATTTAATGATAGGAGGAAAAGTCAAAATGAATGAACGAGAACTTTACCATCATGGCATTAAAGGTCAAAAATGGGGGATTCGAAGATACCAGAATCCAGATGGAACTTTAACTGCGCTCGGAAGAAAACGTCAAGGCGACTACGAAAAGGCGAAAGAAGAAGCTAGATCCAAATTACTTAAGTCTTCAGATGCTTCCGAGATATACGAGTATAAGGATCTTTTAACTACTGCTGAAATTAACGAGCGTATAGATCGTATCAATAAAGAAGCTACACTACGTTCATTAACAGAAGATAAGAAAAAGACCACGCTGGATTATATGGATAGAGTTATACAATGGGGAAAGAAAGTCAACGATTTATCAACCACGGTAAATAGTTCTCCTATATTTCAGTCTTTAATGAAAAAGCTTAAAGATAAATACATGCCAGATGAACCATTTGATTTGGAAGAGATATACAAAAAACGAAGTACTCTATCCGACAAAGCAATTGCATCTGCTTTGCAACGAGCACGAAATGAACGTGATATAGAAAAGATATTAGAACAGATGCGAAAGAAAAAAGGAGGCAAATAATTAAATTATGGCGTTATCAAACACTGCCGTTCCTAAGTATTACGGCATGTTTCGTGATGCCGTGATTAGGGGCGAAATACCAGTAAATCGAGAGATTTCAATGGAGATGAATCGAATAGATGATCTCATAGCGAATCCTGGAATCTGGTATGATGATCAAGCTATTGATGGATTCATCGAATATTGCGAAAACGAATTAACTCTTACCGATGGCGAAGATCTTACGTTATTAGATTCGTTTAAGTTATGGGCTGAACAAGTATTTGGATGGTATTACTTTGTAGAGAGAAGTGTGTACGTACCATATCCAGATGGTCATGGTGGACATTATGTTAAAAAGTCAATCAAGAAGAGACTGATTAATAAGCAATACCTTATAGTCGGTCGAGGAGCAGCTAAATCTATGTATGCATCATGCATGCAAAGTTATTATCTGAATGTTGATTGTTCTACAACTCATCAGATAACTACTGCTCCGACCATGGTACAAGCCGAAGAAGTTATGTCGCCTATTAAAACTTCTATAACTAGAGCTAGAGGTCCTCTCTTTAAATTTTTGACCGAAGGTTCTCTGCAAAACACTACTGGATCTAAAGCCAATCGTATGAAACTAGCATCTACGAAAAAAGGAATTGAGAATTTCTTGACAGGCTCACTATTAGAAGTAAGACCGATGAGTATAGATAAGATTCAGGGTTCAAGAGCAAAAATCTGGACGATCGACGAATGGCTTTCCGGCGATGTCAGAGAGGATGTAGTTGGTGCTGCAGAACAAGGTGCCTCTAAGAATGATGACTATCTTATTATAGCAATTAGTTCAGAAGGTACAGTCCGAAATGGACCAGGCGATACAATCAAAATGGAGTTAATGGACATTCTTAAAGGAGAATACATAAATCCTCATGTTTCCATTTGGTGGTATAAGCTAGATTCAATAGACGAAGTTTCAGATCCTAGTATGTGGCTTAAAGCTAATCCTAATTTGGGCAAGACTGTTAGCTATGAAACTTATCAGTTAGATGTAGAAAGAGCTGAAAAAGCTCCTGCTACTAGAAATGATATTTTAGCTAAGAGATTTGGAATTCCTATGGAAGGTTATACATACTACTTCACTTATGAAGAAACTCTTCCTCATAGAAAACGAGATTATTGGAATATGCCATGTTCGCTCGGAGCAGACCTTTCTCAAGGCGACGACTTCTGTGCATTTACATTCTTATTCCCTTTACGAAATGGTGCATTTGGAGTTAAGACAAGAAACTACATAACCGAATTAACTATGAAGAAACTTCCTTCCGCTATGCGTTTTAAGTACGACGAATTCGTAAAAGAAGGCAGTTTAATTGTCATGCCTGGAACTGTATTGGACATGATGCAAGTGTATGACGATATAGATAATCATATAATTAACTGTAATTATGACGTTAGATCTTTCGGTTATGACCCATATAATGCTAGAGAATTCATAGAAAGATGGGAACGAGAAAACGGTCCATTTGGAATAGAAAAAGTTCAGCAAGGTTCTAAGACCGAATCAGTTCCATTGGGAGAATTAAAGAAACTTTCAGAAGAAAGACTGCTTTTATTTGACGAAGATCTTATGACTTTTACTATGGGTAATTGTATAACTTTAGAAGATACAAACGGCAATAGAAAATTACTTAAGAAGCGATATGACCAGAAAATAGATGCTGTTGCAGCAATGATGGATGCTTATGTCGCTTACAAACTAAACAAAGAAGCATTTGAATAGGAGGTGAGAAATCAAAATGGATAAACCATTAAGTACCAGGTTTAAACATGCCTGGAATACTTTCTTTAACAGAGATCCCACTGATGATTTCAAAGACGTCACCATAAGCTATTCTTATAGGCCAGATAGACTAAGACTTACTAAGGGTAATGAACGGTCAATTGCTACATCGATATTTAATCGAATAGCTCTAGATGTATCATCGATAAATATTCAGCATTGTAAATTAGATAAAAATGGCAGATACATATCACCCATTAATTCTAAACTTAACAATTGCTTAACTCTTGAAGCTAATAAAGATCAGACATCGCGAGCTTTTATTCAGGATGTTGTAATGTCCATGTTCGACGAAGGATGTGTAGCAATAGTACCAATTGAAACTACTGCTAATCCATCGATAACCGATTCTTATGATATTTATTCAATGAGAACTGGTAAGATTCTAGAATGGTATCCCGATCAAGTAAAGGTTCGTGTGTATAATGATAGAACTGGAAAGAAAGAAGATATAAAGCTTCCTAAAAGTACAGTTGCTATTATAGAAAATCCATTATATGCAGTTATGAACGAGCCGAACTCGATAATGCAACGTCTGATAAGAAAACTGAATCTTCTGGATGCTATAGATGAGCAAAGTGGTTCTGGAAAGTTGGATTTGATAATTCAGCTTCCTTATACTATTAGATCTGAAGCTAGACGTAAAGAGGCTGAAAAGAGACGTAAGGACATCGAAATGCAATTAGCGAATTCCAAGTATGGCATTGCTTATGCTGATGCTACTGAGCACATAACTCAGTTAAACCGTTCGGTTGAAAATAATCTAATGAAACAGATCGAGTATTTAACCGAAATGGCATATAGTCAATTGGGAATCACCCAAACCATATTAGATGGAACAGCTGATGAAAAGACAATGTTAAATTACAATAATCGAACTGTTGAGCCTATAATTTCAGCTATTGTTGATGGTATGAAAAGAACGTTTCTAAGTAAAACGGCAAGATCTCAATTACAGTCAATTTTATTCTTTAATGATCCATTTAAACTTGTTCCTATTAGTCAGATTGCCGAAGTAGCGGATAAGTTTACTAGAAATGAGATTCTGACATCTAATGAAATTAGACAGATTATTGGTATGAAGCCGTCTGATGATCCCAAGGCAGATCAGCTTATAAACAGTAATATTAGTCAACCTAATGAAGTGGTTGAAAAGTATACTAATTCTAATGAAAATGATGAGAAAGGAGAAGAAAATCAAAATGGAGAAGTATGATTTTAGTGGTTGGGTTACGAAGAATAACCTTAAATGTGCTGATGGAAGAACGATCATGAAGGATGCATTTAAGCATAACGATGGTCAGAAGGTTCCTCTTGTTTGGAACCATCAGCATAACGATCCTAATGAAGTTCTTGGCTATGTCCTGCTTCACAATCAGGATGAAGGTGTGTATGGATACGGTACCTTTAATGATACTGAATCTGGTCAGACCGCAAAGCTTCTTGTTCAGCATGGCGATGTTAATGCACTCTCTATTTATGCTAATCAGCTTAAGCAGAGCATGTCTAATGTAACTCATGGTAATATTCGAGAGGTTAGTTTGGTTCTTGCTGGGGCAAATCCCGGTGCGTATATCGATTCTATCATGATGCATGGTGAAGATTCCGAAGACGAGGCTATTATTTACACTGGCGAAGACATTGAGATTTATCACGCTGATCGTGATGATAGTACTAGTAAGAACGATGAAGGATCAAAGGAGGAAAAGAAGCCCATGACTGAAAACAATGATGATAAGACTATCGGTGATGTATTTGATACTCTCACCGATGAGCAGAAGACCGCTGTGTATGCAATAATCGCTCAGGTTATGGGCGATTCTGAAACCGAAAATGATGAAGGAGGAAATAAAGAAATGAAGCACAACGTATTTGACAACGAAAATGAGAATCAGGAGAACACTCTTACTCACGATGCTATGAACACTATTATTGCTGATGGTAAGCGTTATGGTTCTCTTAAGGAAAGTTTCCTTGCCCATGCGCAGGAATATGGTATTGAGAGCATTGACTGGCTGTTCCCCGAAGCTAAGACTCTTAACAACCCGCCTGAGTTCATTAAGCGTGATACTGGTTGGGTATCCGGTGTAATGAGCTCTGTAAGTCACACTCCGTTCTCTCGTATTAAGTCTGCATTTGCGGATATTACTGAGGACGAGGCTCGTGCAAAGGGTTACATGAAGGGTAAGCTTAAGAAGGAAGAAGTATTCTCTCTGCTTAAGCGTACTACCACTCCTACGACTATTTATAAGAAGCAGAAGCTCGATAGGGATGATGTGATTGACATCACCGATTTCGATGTAGTCTCTTGGCTTAAGGCTGAGATGCGTATGATGCT